GATGTATCAGAGATTATCTATGCAGAAAAAGACAAAGCTTTCAAACTTAAAGAAATGCTCAGCTTCTCTGATTACCTTAAAGTAAAAAAATCAATAGATCCAAATAGTCCTGATATACCACATTTACAAACAGTTTGGGATAGGTGCAGCACCTATGACGAATGGGCTGACGAACTGTCTAAATACGTGTCTGCACCAAAAGAAAAAATGCCATTTTAATTAAATCAATTTAAATCAAAATCAATATGGAAAAATCAATTTTAATCTTCGGCCCTCAAGCAAGTGGTAAAACCACAAAAGCTAAAGAAATCATTAAACAATTTAAACCTGATGAAGTGGTACATATTCCATATCAAGATATGGAATCACTTTTTGATGATTATCTCTTTTCACAATGTACAGAAAAAACAAAGCTAGTAGTATTTGATGAGCTAAGTGGTGTAGTACCGTTAATACCTTTTTATGAGATTATGAGAAAACCTATCGTCGTAAATAAAAAAGGAGACATGTCCTTTACCATTAGCCCAAAGTTTCTTGTAGTACTTCAAACAAATTGGACAGCCGATTATCTCAGAAAGAATGCGCCAAGAGCTTACAAAAATTTTGAAGTAATCCAATGTCCTATTTAAATCAATTTAAATCAAAATCAAATGAATAAAGTAACTATCGCAACCGCAAACAAATTTCCGGATTTTTCTAAGTTAGAACCATTCCTTTCTACTAAAAGTGTTTATTTTCCTGGAAAGTATCCATTCCGAAAACCCTTATTTGATTTCTATGGCGCAGACCTTATTGTCATTGTTCTTACAAGAAAGCGAGACATACCAAATTTTAAAGCATTAATTACTGAGGAATCAATTGATTTACAGAGAATAGGACCGCGCAGAACTAAAAGAATTATGCGTCCTGAAATACTTTGTATTACCAATATTTTAAAGAAAGGTGATATACTTGAACGCCGTTGGCTTGAATGGATTGACATTGAATGGGTTCCATCATATTATGCAGTAACATCAGTTGATGAAGAGAATTTAATCAATAAGCAAGAAACTATTCAGAAAATAAAATCAATTAATTAAAATCAAAACCAATGAAACAACTAACTAAAACTTTAAAACTTACTTCCATACAGGAAAACAATTTTCAAGCTGGTAAAATTAAAGCAGTGATTTGTTACTTCGAATTTTTCGAAGAAGAAGGAGAGGCCTGGATATCACTTAGTGAATTGGATAGCGAAGAAGCAAGATATGGCATTACTGAGATATCAGAAGAGATTTCAGATTCCTTTAACTATGTATTAGAGAAAGAAGAAATATGGCAAGCCATAGTCTCCGAAGTTAAAGAATTTGTAAAAAAATGGGAGGCCGATCACTCAGAAGAAAATTAATTAATAAACCAATCAAAATCAATAATCATGATAGACTTTGACAAATTGCCAAAACCAACGACATCAGAAGCAATTATCTTTTTTAATCAGAAACTTTATGAATTTAAAGAAAGTGCTAAAATATCTTTTTTTGATGAAATTCGTAGAGAAAAATATTGTGAATTTATTCGTTTTTTTGAAGTTGCTTATGAAGCTTTAAGAGCAAAAGAAATACCTGATGAATCATACAATAAATGGATAAGTATTAAGGAAAGGCTTCCTGAAGTACACTCAGTTATAGCTGTTTGCATGGACGATAATATCCTTCAAGCTAAGGCACTTGCTACTATGAATAAAGAGGGACTATTTTGGAACGGTCCTAACTTGTTAAATTATGTAACCCATTGGATGCCTTTACCTAAATTACCTTATTAACCCAATCAAAATCAAAAACATGTCAGACCAAGCAAAGCTTCTATCTGAAATGATGGAGCAGAAAACAAAGCACGGACTTGATAAATTTAATATGATGGTAAAATTTATTTTAGTCTTTGAATCCAAATCAAGTGATGAATTTGATAAGAAATTTACCGAATTAAAAACTTGGTTAGCTACAAACCTGAATAAAAGGATATCAGACCAGGAAGAATTAAACATTGTAGAAGGAATAAAGAATTACACACTATCAGAACCAAATACCAATGATAGAATGGATTCATTGAAGTATTTATTCGCAGCAGATTTTTTAATCGATTAAACAAATCATTATGGCAAAAGATAAATTTACAAAAAGCTGGATAATTGAAAACTCAATAAACATTTGCTCAGATTATGATTATGGTGTTTTGACATTGCGAGCCTTGCATTATCAGCTTGTAGGACTTGGAATGACAAACGACATCCAGCATTACAAACGTGTGGTTGTTGCAATGATTGATGCACGATGGGACGGTGTAATTTCATTTAATCAATTCAGTGATCTTGATAGAGCTATGGTTGGAAGGACCGCACACCAAGTAACTGATTTAGATGATGAAATTGATATGGGTAAAAGACAGATTCGCGCTTGGATGAATAACTATAATAAAAACCGATGGGAGAATCAACCAATTTATCCAGAGATATTAATTGAAAAGAAAGCTTTACAAGGTGTATTTGCTCCTGTGTGTGAAGAATGGAATATTTCATTAGGTGCATGCAAGGGATATCCATCACTCACATTCTTAAATGAAATGTATCATCGATATCGAAACATTGAAGATAAAGAAATAGTGTTATTATACTTTGGTGATTATGATCCATCCGGAGAGGACATTCCTAGAAGCATATTGGAAAATCTAAATAGATTTGGAGTTGAAGTACAATTAAAGCGTATTGCTCTAATGAAAGATCAAGTTATAAAATGGAATCTTCCTCCAGCTCCTGCCAAGTCTACAGACTCCAGGACTGCTAATTGGGATGGATTGGGTCAGGTGGAATTAGATGCCGTTAAGCCTGAGCGATTACAAGCTTTATTAACTGAATCGATTGAATCCATTTTTGACCATGACCTTTATATCGAATTACAACTGCAAGAATCTGAAGAAAGAAAACTGTACCGTGAGAATTTAAAACAGTTTGTAATTGGAATTGATGAATAATTTTAAACAACAAAATCATGAATAACTTGTCATTTTTAGGATTAGGTATCATCGTATTTTCACTGATATACTTTTTAACACTTAAATCACCGGAAGACATTGCTTATAAATTAAAAATCCAAGAAATAGACATTAGAAACAAAGAGCTGTCATACTTGGAAAAGCTTTATGATATCAGTTCAGAATTAAATTATGAAGCTGAAAAAGCCAGAATTGATAGCATTCTTAAAGCTGAGTTGGGAAAAGAATATAATAGATTAAAACCGGTGAGTGAATTAGATAGATTTTAAACCAGTAAAATAAAAATCTTGATGGAATTAAATATAAACGGTAAGGTGTATGCCGAATATGAAATGGCTTGCAATACTCTGTATTTAAAAATGATTATTCAAATTATTGAAGGAGCAGAAAATGAGCAACAGTCAGAAGACTTGATAATTAATATCATTCAGTGTATTGAAAATAAAAAGTTTAACCACATTTGTTATCTCAATATATAATTAATATGGAAGTGGTTTTTAACAAAAAAGATTTTATCGGATATCCTTTTACTGAATCGTATGTAAATTGGATAAATAAAAGTATTGAGAACGCATCTGTTGAGTTCTCAGATACTCAAATTAAAATAACTGCCAATAGCGAATTTGATTTATCTAAAGCAGCATTGTTCATTGGATATGCTTGGGGACAGCAGGATAATGGAAGGTGAGGCTTTTTTTCGTCCGGACAGTTGGATCCAAGCAGCTTCATATGGATTTTCTGCAAAGGTCAGGGGAGGGGAGCGGCCATCAATAGCAAGTGGATGGCCGGCACAATCTCCACCCTACGGGTAGTATTCTGCACGGCCACTATTGACAGCCGCAGGAATACCCTGGAAGAAAGCAGAAAACCATATGAATCTGCAAAATCAAAAAAACAAATCGAAAAAAAGCCTGGCCAAACTTTTCCAGCTGAAGAAAATACAATCAGATTTTCCAAATGTCAAAATAACATCATCCAGTGATGCTTATGAGTTCGTTAAGCAGTTCTACCTGGATGATATGGAGATATTTGAATCCTTCTTTCTCTTGACGCTTAACAGAGCCGGCAATACCACAGGATTTGCTAAAATATCCCAAGGAGGCATTGCCGGCACATACGTAGATGTCAAGCTGATTGCCAAGTACTCCATAGATGCATTAGCTTCAGCAGTAATCATCTGCCATAATCATCCATCTGGTAATTTAACTCCTAGCGATGCTGACAGAAAAATTACCAAGACCATCAAAGAAGGTCTGAATATCCTGGACATAAAATTGTTTGATCACTTGATCCTGTCAGCTAATGGATTCTATTCATTTGCAGATAATGGAGACATGTAGTACATGGCCACCAATGGCCGTTAGGCCATTAGATGGCCATCCAGAGGATTCTCTCAGTCATGGTACCTTTTGGCCTGGGGCCAAAAGATACCATGACTGAGAGGCCGCTTAGTCTTTGGCCGAAGGCCAAACCAATCAGGCAGCCGAAGGCGCCATATTATTTTTTTTGAAAACCGAAAGTTTTCATGATCCCCGCACCCCTTCCATATGGAACAGCAGCAGCATTCTTTTTAATTTTTTTTGGCTAATATTATATATTTTGTTTTTTTTAATATGAA